CTACCTTGCTGCAGCCTCTTGAGCTTTCTGCATATTACTCATCATTTCGACTTCTTCTTCCGTGGGATCAACGAATTTCACCAGCTCGATTGGAACAATCTGTAGGTTACCATCCCTGAAAATAACGATGCTTTTGTGCCACCAGTCGATACCAAAAACAAAATGGCGGTTAGTAGATCCTCTTAACATCGCAACAAGTTTAGGAAACTCCGGCATGATTCCATATTGTTTAACCGCCATACTATATCCTCGCTAAGTTTTTGATTACCGTAATATAACAAAGAAACAGAACTATACTGCTCGGGAAGGGAATTTTTTATATAACGTAGACACCCCGACGTCGTAGATTATAGCCACTCGCTGCCTAGACTCACCTGCAGCTATCAACCTACCAGCCTGTGCCCACTGCTCGGGCGATAGCTTTGGGCGTCGTCCTCCGATTCGCCCTTCTGCACGAGCGGCCGCTAATCCTGCCCGTGTGCGCTCGACTATCAGCTCTCTTTCCATTTCAGCCAGCGCTCCCATGACGTGGAAAAAGAAACGGCCCATAGGTGTGCTGGTGTCAATACTATCCGTCAGGCTACGGAAATTAACCCCACGGTCTCGCAACGACTCAATCAATGTCACCAGGTGGCGCATGCTTCTACCCAACCGATCAAGCTTCCAGACTACCAGCGTATCTCCAGATGATAGCGACTTCATCAACCTCTTTAGGCCCGGTCTCTCGGCGGTCTTGCCGCTGATTTTATCCTCAAAGATCAGCTCACAACCTGCGCACTCCAGGGCATTGCGCTGTAAAGCGGTATTCTGGTCATTTGTTGACACCCTTACATAGCCTATAAGCACCTTTTAACCCTCTTTAAAAAGCGGAAATAATGCCAGTTGATCAATAAATAATCATTATTGAAAACGTTGGTTTAGTAACAAACGGTTTTATCGGGCGTCTGCTCGGTGTTCAGATTATAAAAACTAGCGGCACGTACGTACCGACACCAGGCACAAAACGGATGATTGTTGAGTGTATTGGTGGCGGTGGTGGCGGTGGTGGTAGCCAGGCATCCACAGCCGGAAACTGTAGCTTGGGTTCTGGTGGCTCAGAGGGGTGCTACGGGAAATCGCTATTTGAAAATACCGCAGATAGTTACTCTGTTATTGTCGGCGCTGGCGGCACAACCGCTGTTGGTGCGATAGGTGGTCAGGGTGGTACAACCTCGTTTGGAAATCTGCTGGTCGCTGATGGCGGGCTGGGTGGCGGGGTTATGGGGTCTGGTTCGGTGGTAAATATGACGGGTATCTCAGGCGCTGTAGCTCCAGAAGTAACAGGCGCAAATATCACGTCCAGCAGTTACGCCGGGTCGTTTATTTACGCGGTTCGAATGAACTCGACGTACCTCGCAGGAGCTGCTGCGGGAATGGGCGGTCGGTCAGTATTTGGTGACGGTGGCGGATCTCACACCTCAGCCGGAGCTGGTAACGACGCCAAGTCGTTTGGTGCTGGCGGTAGCGGCGCAAAAAGTGGCGGTAACAATGCGGCAGACGTGGCATACGCCGGTGGCCGTGGTGGTGATGGCGTGGTGATGGTCTGGGAGTATGCGTAATGAAAGAATTTGCGGTGATTAAAAACGGCCTGGTGGTTAACGTTATCCTGTGGGATGGGGCCGACAATACGTTTGCTGACAGGATTGATGGCGCGTTAATCGCTATCCCTGCCGATACTGCTGTTGGCGCTGGCTGGGGATATGACGGCTCAACGTTTACACCACCACCAGAGCCGGAAAAGACCAAAGAGCAGCTGATTCAGGAAGCCAGCATTAAGAAAGAGGAACTGATTCAGGCGGCTAACGCGTTTATCAATAACAAGCAGTGGCCAATCCGTTTGCCGACATCGCCGCCGATGGTGCGGAAGCCGTGGCGACGGCTCTCGCAAACCNTTGGTTTGGGAACAGGAGCAAAACGAAACGGAATTACGGCGGTAACAGGGATTTCTGGCAGGGTGTCAATTCCGGTAACGTATAACGATAGCGAGATACTGCTACTGATTCAGTGGTCGCAGGCAGCAATAAGCTCACCAAATACAGCAACCACTATCAATTTCCCTGTGCCGTTTCCAAATGCGTGCTTCCAGATCGTCGGCAACAACGCGGGGACGCCGTTAACGTCAGCTGCCGCTGCTGGCCCAATCGTAGTTGACTCGACAGCCCTGGGTAGAACCTCGTTTGTCGCGCAGTACGCCAACACCGGGACGTATTCTATGTTGTTCAGAACCCTCTTTAAAAAGCGGAAATAATGCCAGTTGATCAATAAATAATCATTATTGAANATATCTCGCTATAGGTTATTGAAATGAAAAAATATTATTACAGCGCCACGCAGAACGAATTTCTGCCGGTCGAATATGAGAAACAATATCGCGATGCCGGAACATTTCCAGGCGACGCGGTGTTGATTGATGATGCGATCTCTGAAGAGTTTCTTGCACCTGCGCCAGCGGGAAAAATGCGGGCGGCAGGAAGCAACGGCCTTCCCATGTGGATTGACGTTCCGCCGCTAACTCAGGAACAACTGGTCGCTGCGGCGGAGTTAAGAAAGGCTGGGTTACTGGCCGAAGCGCAGTCCACAATCATTAACTGGCAGAGCAAATTGCTGCTGGGAATTATTACCGACGATGAAAAGGCCAGCCTGATAGCCTGGCTGGCCTACATTGACGCTCTGAACGCTGTTGATACAACCAAACCCGACTGGCCTACACCTCCGGGGGAACAGGCCAGTTAATATCCGGTGCGCTGNNTCCACAATCATTAACTGGCAGAGCAAATTGCTGCTGGGAATTATTACCGACGATGAAAAGGCCAGCCTCATCAACTGGCTGGCCTACATTGACGAACTGCACGCTGTCGATACAGCCAAACCTGTCTGGCCTACGCCTCCGGGGGAACAGGCCAGTTAATAGCCGGTGCGCTGGAGGTGTCGATAGCCTCCAGTGCGTCCAGATAATCCAGCCACAGATTGTACTGCGCCAGTTCGTCGCCCGTCAGACGTCCAATCGCGGCTTTACCCGGCCACTGCTTGTTATTGATAAACGCGTTAGCCGCCTGAATCAGTTCTTCCTTCTTAATACTGGCTTCCTGAATCAACTGCTCTTTGGTCTTTTCCGGCTCTGGTGGTGGTGTAAACGTCGAGCCATCATATCCCCAGCCAGCACCAACAGCAGTATCGGCAAGGATAGAGATTAACGCGCCATCAATCCCGTCAGCAAACGTATTATCGGCCCCATCCCACAGGATAACGTTAGCCACCAGGCCATTTTTAATCACCGCAAATTCTTTCATTACGCATACTCCCAAACCATAACCACGCCATCACCTCCGCGACCACCGGCGTAGGCCACATCCGCTGCGTTGTTACCACCGCTTTTTGCGCCGCTTCCGCCTGCACCAAAAGACCTGGCATCACTACCAGCGCCAGTTGAGGTGTGAGCGCCACCGCCATCACCAAATACTGACCGGCCTCCCGCTCCCGCAGTCGCTCCTGGAAGATAAGTCGAGTTCAATCGAACCGCATAAATAAACGACCCTGCGTAACGGCTGGACGTAATATTTGCGCCGGTTACCTCCGGTATCGTATTCCCGGTGATACCTGTAAGATATACCGCTGTGCCAGAACCCATCACCCCGCCACCCAGCCCTCCATCGGCGACCATTAGCTCTCCAAATGACGTTGTTCCGCCCTGACCGCCTGCTGCACCCACTGCGGTTGCCCCACCCGCACCAACAATAACGGAGTAGCTATCGTCAGTATTTTCAAATAGCGACTTTCCGTAGCATCCCTCTGAACCTCCAGAACCAACACTACAACTCCCGGCAGCAGATGCCTGACTACCACCACCGCCACCACCGCCGCCAACACACTCAACAATCAGCCATTTCGTGCCGGGTGTCGGTACGTATGTGCCGCTAGTTTTCATGATCTGTAAGCCAATAAATCGCCCGACTAAACCGTTTGTTACTAACTCTTCAGAGATCGCATCATCAATCAACACCGCGTCGCCTGGAAATGTTCCGGCATCGCGATATTGCTTCTCATATTCGATNNCCCTGCCAGAAATCCCTGTTACCGCCGTAATTCCGTTTCGTTTTGCTCCTGTTCCCTGTGCCGCTAGTTTTCATGATCTGTAAGCCAATAAATCGCCCGACTAAACCGTTTGTTACTAAACCAAGGTTTTCGAGAATCTGTCCGACAAGCCCGGCATCTACCATTTCACTCAGTGCGTTAGCGATTAGCGGATATTGAGCGTGTGGATTTGCGGCATCGACGTGAGCTTTCAGCGCACTGTCGGTATAGCCTTTGACCTCTATTGCTTTGTCATCAACGTATTTTCTGGTTGCCAGCACCACGGCAGGATCAATTTTCAGCGTCACCGCCTCTGTGCTGCTGACGATCAACACCACTCGCACAGTCTGGACGCGTCCGCTGCCCTCCTGTAACTGAGGTTTATACGTCTCCGGGCAGTTGGCAATAGCTACGAGATCGCCATCCTGATCAAAGAGGCCGACCTCCCGTATCCACCACCCGCCAACGTCCTCCGGTATAACCTGCTCGGCAATAATCTGATTGGCGTTGTTCTTATCAATGCTCAGTGTGTTGAGTGGTGCGCGGCGCAGCTCGTTTATCAGTGCCGTTTGCGCCGGGCTTGGTGCTGGCAGTGCGCCGCCGCCATCGCCTACAGCCATCTGAGTGATCACAATCTGTTCGCCTAACGCTACGGCGTTCGCCAGTTTTGCCGCGCCCACGTTGGTGAGGACGGCGAAATATTTAGTCGCCACTTGCGATCTCCACGGTATCAATTAAATGGGTTGCCGCGCCGGTATAGTCGTTACCGCCAACGGAAATAGTCTCAGGGAAATACGGATAAACGGTCAGCGTTTCGCCGGTATAACAACACGCTGCTGTGTTGATATTCCCCTGAGTCTGGAGTGACAGGGAAAGTCCCGTCAGGTGTCGGCTCCTTGGTTTTGCGTCGTCAATGAGCCGCTCAAGTTCGTGATAGGTGTCCTCGGTAATTCCCTGATCCTGCACGCCAATAACAAGCCGGAATGTTCCTGGTGTTTCGTCAGTCTGCCACCACTCAATAACCTGTAGCAGGTAGCCGAACGGCTCAACAACGTGGCGCAGGGCGGCGATCGTTCCCTTCAGGCGATGCACCTTCCAGGCGGCCTTAATCACCTGACGCTTGGTCTGTTCTGACCAGTTTTTATCCCAGCGATCAACTGACAGCGCCCACGCGAGGTACGGCAGTAACGGCACCGGGCATTCGTCAGCGTTCCACAGCTTGCGCAGGTCAACAGGAATACCAGTCAGTCGAGTGGTACCCTGCCAGAAATCCCTGTTACCGCCGTAATTCCGTTTCGTTTTGCTCCTGTTCCCAAACCAACGTTATTGAAAATGCATATTTATCGAGCAACTGGCATTATCCCGGTTTTTATCAGGGGGATTTATCGTGCTGATCGGTTACGTTCGCGTGTCAACAAATGACCAGAACACAGCGTTGCAACGGAACGCGCTGGAGTGCGCAGGTTGTGAGCTGATATTTGAGGATAAAATCAGTGGCAAAACGGCAGAGAGGCCGGGGCTAAAGAAGTTGATGAGGGCGTTGTCGCAGGGAGATACGCTGGTCGTCTGGAAACTGGACAGGCTCGGCCGCAGCATGCGCCACCTGGTGACACTGATTGAATCGCTGCGAGACCAGGGTGTTAATTTCCGTAGCCTCACAGACAGCATTGATACCAGTACGCCAATGGGCCGTTTCTTTTTCCACGTCATGGGGGCGCTGGCTGAGATGGAGCGAGAATTGATTGTCGAGCGCACGCGGGCAGGACTGGCGGCCGCTCGCGCACAGGGAAGGATCGGCGGAAGGAGGCCGAAGCTGACGGCGGAACAATGGGCGCAGGCGGGACGGTTGTTAGCGGCCGGTGAGTCGAGGCAGCGGGTTGCCATCATTTACGATGTCGGGATATCAACACTCTATAAAAAATTTCCGGCAACGAAAGAGCAGGATTCCGTCACGCACGGGTAAAGATGACTGTGTTGGCCATACGCATCGAGTAACGTCATTTCTGATGGTGCTGCAGCACCGTCAATTGTGGTGGTGTGGTCCTGAATAAAAGCGGGCTTGCACCCGCTTCGGTTTGGGAGGGTGTCAGAATAAGCTGGATAGCGTACTGCTGGCTGAGTTGTAGGCGGATGTGGCTTTATCTTTCAGACCGGAGAGCAGGTCACCAACTGACGACGCCTGTAGGCGCTCGCGTAAATCCTCGTCGCAGCGCTGGAAGCTGATCGAAAACTCGATTTTTTTCGCCTTCCCGTAGCGATCAAACTCCGTGTGCGTCGCCTGAACAGTGCTGATCACATACATCCCGTAGATCTGCCCTGCTCCACTGATGAGCGGCCAAGGGCGACCGGTATACGCCTGCGTACTCAGTAGCGCGAGCGACACATCACCGCCAGTGATTTCAGGGTAGAGAACGCCGCTCAGGTTAATCTGCGTTTCACCAGCGCCAATATACTGCCACGCCGCCGATCGGTTGATGCGATCGTTTTTGACGTGCCGCCAGTTGATAGTGTGTTGCAACTGCTGGTAGGGCAATGTGCGCAGCTCGAAAACAAACATCCCGTAAACCATCATCATGATTAACCGCCTTAATCTTTATCTCTGAAACTGCTGCGACTGAACCGGTCACGGCGCGCGAGCTCAGCGCTCACGGCGTCAGCGACGAGCGCGCCAATCTCTCGCGCATCCTGCCGCGCAACACCATGCAAATGCACGTGTATATCGCCGTTGAATCCGGCGTCGATAACGGGCGCGCCACCACCTCGCCCACTAACCGGCTGAAGTTCAGCCTGTTTGACAGGCCGCGAGGCGGCCTCCATCACGGGCCGGGAGCTGATAGCGCCAACTGGCGACGAACCAGACAGTCGTGATTCCTGCCACTCACCACGTACAGCGAGCGCACGAGGCAGGTTTTTAAACACAATATCGCCGGGGCCAACGCGTTGCTTTTTGGTTTCGTTCAGAATGCCGCCAGTGTTATCAGCGATCTTTTTCAGGTTGCCATTGCTGCCGCTGAGGTGGCCGGTTCCGCCGCCAACTGGCGAGGTGCTCGTGAGAGTTTTAATTAATCCGTTAGCTGCGGAGGTAACGCCGAGAGTACTGGTCAAGCCGTTAGCCGTGGAAGCAACCCCAAGCGCACCGTTTCCGGCAGTGCCCGTGGTAACAAGACCAGGAACCATGCTTTCAATGACGGCGGATTTTTGCGCCGCTTCAATATTTTTCCGGGCTTTCTCGGCCTCGCCGGGCAGCACGCCAAGTTTTTCGAGTATCCACGACAGCGCATCGAGCAACATGTTGGCGGGCGTCAGAACAAGCTGCAACGCAGCACCAAGGACGTTACCGAAAGCCTCGCCTGCACTGGTGCATTTTTCCAGCGTCTCCTTGCTGGCGTTAACCGGGGTGAACAGTTCTTTGAACCAGTTCCACACCCTGCTGATAGCATCGCCAATCGCGTCAAATATCGGAGAGAACCGGGCAAACGAATCACGCAGCGGCGTGAGCTGCTGGGAGATACCGGAGAATACACCGGAGAAAAACGCGCTGATCTGGCTCCAGTATTTCCAGATAAGCATTGCGGCACCGACGAACACGGCACCAACAATGCCGACAGGACTCAGCAGGAAAGACAGCGCCCCGCCGAGCAGTGATACGCTGGACGTGATCATACTCCAGATTGCGGGCAGACCACTGAGCCGCAAAACCAGACCACCGATACCGCGAGTGAGCGAACTGACAGCGGACAGTGGCGACATAAACGCCGCAAACAGCATACCTCTTAGCGGAGCCAGCAGACCAGACAGCCGACCAATACCGGAGGACATAGAGCCAAACACGGTACCCCACCCCCTGAAACTGGTGAGTGAGCTGCCGCCTACACTACTGAGCCACTGGAACGCACCGCCAAGCCGACCAACCGCGGGTAGCAATTTGCCTATCCCACCACCACCGGCCAGCACGGTGAAGCTGAGACGCATGAGCGCCAGCGGCCCGATTACCGATCCGACAGCCATCATGAGCGCGCCGATAACGGCGAGCGCGATACCGACACCGGCGACGAATTTCATAATGCTGGCAGTGAGTTCGGGGTTGGCTTCTATCCAGGTACGAATTGACCGCAACACCTGGGCGATAGACTGCATGATCTCCATCAACGGCCCGCGCAACGTCTCACCAAGCGCGCTGAAATCATTGCCGAGGGCGGCTTTGGTTATCTGGAATTGCGACGATAGTGAGTCTTTATCAATGTCAGACTCACGCTTCATCGATCCTTTTGATGCCGTGGTGTGGGTTAGCTCAAGCTGCCTGCGCAGCTCGGGCAGGTTGTTAGAGATCTTGGAAATCGCCATCGCGTACTCGTCGCCAAACAGTTGGCTGAGTACGTTGAGTTGTTTATCCGGGTCGAGTTTTTTGGTGGCGTCCATCACGGTCATGATGGTGCCCATGGCGTCTTTTGCGATCCCCTGCTGCACCTTCTCAGCGTTAAGGCCGAGCGTGTTCAGACCATCAAAAAACTTGTCGGGCTGTACCATAGCGTTGCCGAGTTCGCGCACCATTGCTTTGACGGCGCTACTTGCCGTCTCGGATTGCTCACCAAGACTCAGGAATGTGGAGCCTAACGCCGCCGCGTTCTGATAACCGAGCTGGTCAGCAGCGCCGCCTACGCGCTGCAACACATCGATAATATCGGAGCCTTTGGATTTGGCGTTATCGTCGAGGTAGTTAATAACGTCGCCGAGTTTGCCGATATCCTGAATAGGGATCTTGTACAGACCAGCAATTTTACCCAGGCTCTCGGAGAGCTGTTCAGCGGGCAGCTCGAACGCTTTCGATGCCATGGCGGCGGTGTTGGCAAAACTCAGCAGGTCGCTTTTTTGTTTCTCCCAGGGATCGTCACCATTCGCCACGCTGCTGTAGCTTTTGACGGCCGCCGCTACGGGGGCGAGCGTGGCAATGCCGGTCGCGGTGGTTTTCATCCCGGCGCTTTGCAGTTTATCGCCAACCTCTTTCGCGCGGGAGTAGCGCGCCTGCGCCTGCGTGAGGGCGGCGAGCTGGCGGCGTTCGCGGTCTAACGTCTGGTTGTATTGCTCAGTCCGGCGTATTGCGCTCTCAATCGTCCGGTTGCCGCCCTCAAGAGAGACACCGTGACTGCGCAGCGCATTACCAGCGAGACGCAACTTTTCCATCTCTTTCGTGCGGGTGGCGTTGAGACGCTCAAGCTTTGCGGCCAATGCCGACATGTGTTCGCGCTGTTTGTCGGTCAGTTGTGTGCCGTCACGCTGTGCCTTGTTAAGACCCTCCAGCGTCCGGCTGGTCTCGTTGATCTTAGTCGAGGTTTTTTGCACGCTATCTTTCAGACGATTGAAGCCTTTCGCCTGGCTGTCGAGATCCTTGATAGCGGACTGTGTTTTTTTGAGGGATTCGGCTAAGCCGCCCACGCTCTGGCGGGCGGCATTAACCGGACTGGAGAGTTTATTTATCGCGCTGAACGCGACGCGGATATTAAGATTACTCATTGTCTCTGGCCCCACTTCGGGCGGCGGCCCTCTCGCGCCAGGCAATGACCTCGCCCAACTCCATCATGAAAACTTCAGAGGGCGGCCAGTTAAAAATAACTGCGATATCAGCGACCAGATCGTCTATCTGATCGAACCGCAATACGGTGGCTAGCTCTCCGTCTCCGCCTCGTTCGACGCTCCAGACTCCGCAGGCGTCAAAAAAGGCACAAGCGCCTCAGAGAATTTGATGAAGTCGCGCGTGTCCATCGCATCAATTTCCGTGGACTTGAGGCGCGGAGAGGTTACACGGGTCAGCAGGGTGGACACGGAATCAAAGTCCATGTTCAGGACGTTGACCAGTTTCAGGCCACGCAGGGAGCCAGCCTGCTTGATCTCGTCCGTGATAATAACGGTGGTGATCGTGGTATCTTTACGGACGATAGGCGTAGACAGCGCAATGCCGTTGGTTCCGGTTTTTTTAGTCATTGTGAAACACTCCGGGCGGCACCAGAGGTACCGCCGCTATTAGATTGATTGACTGGTTAGCTACCCATGCCGAGCGCAGACGTAATGCGATCAGGGTAGATATTCTTGCCGTCCTTCTTGTAGATGAAGTTCAGCAAGTCAAACTCAAACATCGGCCTGTCGTCGATCGAGAGTTTGTAATAGGTGTTTTTCATCGCGTAGCTAACAGAGGTGTCCTCTCCCTGTTTGCTGTCGCCACCGTCCATCTCAGTGATGCGCCCGCGAAGCTCAACCTCAACGAGCATGCTTTCGCCATCGGTGTAATACTCACCGGCGAAACGAAATAGCACCTCGTCGATATCGCTGACGTAGGTCAGCAGCAGGTTTTTAACAATGCCGCCGATCACCATCGTTGTATCGAGCGCGCCGCTGTCGAGACCGAGATCCACAGCAGCAGAACCAATCATCCCGCCACCCTGAAAATCTTCCGTCTTGCGGGTGAGTTTCGGCAGCGTCACAGACGTGACTTTACCGATGCAGTTGCTGCCGTTCACAAAGCAGGTAAACAGACGGAGTTTGGCTGGAATTGCCATCATTCACCCCCCAGGGACGCAAACGCAGGCCCGAAGAATTCATCAGTGAAGGTCTGGTACAGCGTCAGATCTTCAATCGGTGGTACTGGCGTGTATTTGTAGCGGATACGCACGCGGCCCTGACGCAGCTCAGTGGTGGAGTTGTCCACGATATCGAACCAGCACTCCGCTCCAATCAGCTGACCACGCGTTACCAGCGAGCTCAGTTTGCCGCGAATACCATTGATTACGTCTTTGACGTTGGCAGGCGTCATCGGGTCGTCGATAGTTTCGAACTGCGCCTCGGCAATGCTGTCAGCCAGAATCTGCGCGGTGCGGGTGTACACCTCGTAGATATACTCGGCGGTGTCAGTCGTACGATCACCCCAGAACCGGAAGCCGTTACGCTTAATAAGCGTCGTCACTTCTTTAGTGTTGAGCGCGTTCGCGTCGCTATCCTCAGCCTGGAGAGACCAGTAAACGTCTTTGGTCATGCCGAGCACGTTATTGACCGGCACGTTAGACAGCGATCTGTGCCAGCCCTGCTCATCGTCAATCTTCGCGCGCAGGCCGCAGGCATACGCCGGGGCCGCAAACGCTTCGTTTGCACCTGTCAGCGGGTTGTAGGCAATGAAGTCAGGCCAGATGAGCATTAATTCACGGTATGCAAATTGCTCGCGATACGCGAGAACTTCGGCCATCGTTTCGCACCCGTTACACGAGGCGTAGACAAAAGCGCGCAGCTTCTGAGCAATCACGCACAGAGCAGAGGTGACTTCCTCCGTGTCGTAGTCAGGCACCGCAAGAATGCGCGGAACGTAGCCAACCTTCTGCCCGGCTGCGAGCAGCGCGTACATCCCGGTGTAATTACCGTTCTCGTCAGTCCCGCCAATGATGAGCTGCGATTGTGTCGGCACATCGTCACCGGCCTCCGCCGCAACGCCAACACGGACAACCACAACTTGCGGGCTGGTCTGATCGGCGATTGCCTTGAGGGCTTTGTACAGGGAACCGGTTTTACCCGCCTTTCCCAGCACACTGTCAACCCGCGTCAGTAACACGGGGGTATTCAGGGGAAAAGTGTCATCGTCAGCATCCTCCGCCACCGCGACAATACCAATGACGCTGGAATCAATGTCATTGATAGCTGTAACGAGGTCGGTGCTTTCCCTGACGCGGGCACCATGAAAGCGATCTTCCGCCATAGTTTCCACCATTACGTTATTGAGTTCGCAGTGATAATCCCACTGCGCAGAGGTGGGCTCACGTCATTACGGGTCTGGCCGGACGGTGACAACAAAAACAGGTTCTGACTCACGCGCGCACGTGGGAACCTCGTCGAATATCGTCACATTCGGTGGTGTTGGCCATATTCATATCGTGCACGTGAAACACCTGCAGTACCGTCAAAAATGACCGCACCAGTTGAGGGGAGCCATGGCGCTAACAGACCTGCAAAATACGATCACCGACACAATCAGCGACTACAACAATGCGCTGACTGACGCGGTAAAGATCCCGGCATTCAGCATCACCCTGGGCGGAAAGGTGCTGACGCAGCTTGATGAGCGAATAATCTCGTTGTCGCTGACGGATAACAGGGGGTTCGACGCGGATCAGGTGTCGATATCGGTTGAGGGGGGGGGGAGCCGCTGACGTACAAAGGGCTCTATACCGTCGATGAGATCTCACACGAAGGCCCGCCAGATGCGATTGGTATTACCGCCCGCAGCGCGGACTTTCGCGAGGGGCTCAACGTTAAACGCGAGGTCTCATGGCACGATGTGACCGTGGAACGTGTCGTGTCTGCTATCGCGCACCGCTACAACCTCAAGGCGCAGGTGAGCGAGCTGCTGATGGATATCGAGATAGACCACGCTGACCAGACAGAAGAGAGTGACATGTCATTCCTCACGCGAATGGCGGAAATGCTGGGCGCCATCGCCACCGTAAAGAACGGATATCTGCTGTTCATTCTTCCNCAGCCAGTATCACCCGCGAGAGCGGCGACCGGCACCGCTTCCGCATCGCCGACAGGGACGCCTACACCGGCGTTCGCGCGTACTGGCTGGATCTCAATTTTGGCAAAAAGAAAACCGTCAGCGTCAAAAAGCGCAAGGCTACAGCACCAAAGAAAGAGGCAAGCTCAAGCCGCGAGGGCGACTATATGGAGGGCGCTGACGGCAACGTTTACGTGATGCGCAGAACCTACCACAGCGAGACCGCCGCCAAACGCGCAGCAGCGGCAAAGTGGCAGCAGATTCAGCGGGGCGCTGCCGAGTTCTCGATCACCCTGGCGCGCGGCCGCGCGGAACTCTACCCGGAAATGCACGTGACCGTTACCGGATTTAAAAGCCAGATCGATAATCAGGACTGGATAATTTCCCGCGCGGAACACGTGGTAGACGGAAACGGATTTACAACCCGCCTTGAACTGGAGGCGAAAATACCTGACTGGATAGCGAAAACTGAATAAACTAATGTGGAGTTCAACTCCCACAGGGGAGCCCACCATTATGTTTAGATGTCCATTCTGCGGAGCCATGGCACGCACCCGCACCAGTCGCAAAATAACCGATATGACAATACGGCAATATCACCAGTGCCAGAATCTGGAATGCAGCCGGTCATTCACTACGCTGAATAGCGTGGAACGGGAAGTCACCAAGCGCGCAGGGGGCGCGGCACTTCCACCGGACTTTATTCCCCGCGACGCTTTCCCGGCGTCGCATTACGGAAGAGACCAATTAAATTTAGCGTTGTAA